TGGGCAACGCGCCGACGGGCGCGGGCTCCTCCCGAACACCAAGCACGCCTCTCCCGACGGCTTTGACCCCGAGGTGCCTTTTGACGCCGCCTTCGAGGTCAAGGAGGTCAGCGCCGACGGCACCTTCACCGGGTACGGCTCCATGTTCAACAACGTGGACCTCGACCGAGACATCATGGCCCCTGGGGCCTTCGCCAAGACCCTCGGCAAGAAGGCCATCAAAAGCATCAAGCTCCTCTGGCAGCACGACCCGGCCCAGCCGATTGGCGTGTGGGAAGAGATGAGCGAGGACAGCCGGGGCCTGAAGGTCAAGGGACGCCTGCTCATCAACCAGGGTGTGCCCAAGGCCGACGAGGCCTATGCCCTCCTGAAGGCTGGGGCCCTCGACGCGATGAGCGTCGGCTTCATGATCCCACCCGGCGGCTGGGAGTACGACGACCAGAAACAGGTCCGGGTGATCAAGGAGGCCGACCTCTGGGAGGTATCCCTCGTCACCTTCCCGGCGAACCCCAAGGCCCGCGTGACCCGGGTCAAGGCCAACGTGCCCTTCCAGGACCTGCCCCTCGCGGACCGTGGGCGGGCGTGGGACGGAACGGCAGCCGAGGCCCGCGTGCGCCAGTGGGCGGGCGGAGGCACCTCCATCGCTGACATGGACTGGACGCGCTACCGACGCGCCTTCCTGTGGTATGACAGCGAGGCCCCGGAGAGTGTGACCAGCTACAAGCTCGGCATCGCCGACATTGTCGGTGGTGAGCTGACCGCTATCCCGCGGGGCATCTTCGCCGCCGCTGGCGTCCTCCTGGGTGCCCGCGGCGGAGTAGACATCCCAGAGGAAGCTCGCCGCCGTGCCATCAGCCATCTGGAGCGTTACTACTCCAAGCTGGACATGGAGAGCCCGTTCAAGGCGGTGGACATGGGCGACGCGGTGAAGAGCTACATCATGGCCCGCCTGGCCGCCGCCAGCGATGCCAAAGAGCACGAGCAGACCCTGCGCGAGGTGGGGTTCAGCACGACCGAAGCAAAGGCCATCACGGCCAAGATTGGTCCTCAGCGCGAGGTTGAGGCAGAGAGCATCCAGGCCGCCTTGAAGGCCGCCTTGAAGCGCGCCATGGACGAACTAACCGACCTTTAACCAGAGGACACCATCATGGGTGACATGAACGTAGAGCAATCCGTGCAGGAGTTGACCACCTTGGTCAAGCAGAAGCACGAACAACTGAACACCACCTTCGAGGAGTTCAAGAAGACTCAGGAACTGGCCTCCAGTGAGTTTGCCAAGAAGAGCGACCTCGACCCGCTGCTGGAAGAGACGCGCACCAAGATGGCCAGTGACATGGCGGCCATGCAGGAGACCATCGACGCCGCTATGCTGAAGCTGAACCGTCCCAAGTTCGGCACCGACAGCTATGACGACGCCGACGCGCAGTTCCAGAATGCCCGCAAGTTCTTCACCCTGAAGGCCGCGAGCAAGGGTGAGCTGGCTGGCGGACGCCGCCTGAAGGACAACGACATCGACGTGGAGGCCTACGCGGCCTACAAGGACGCCCTGAACGTCCTGTTCCGCGTCGGTGATGAGCGCAAGCTCAATCAGGAGGTCTACAAGGCCCTGTCCGTGGGCTCTGACCCGGACGGCGGTTACACCGTGACCCCCGAGATGAGCAACATGATCATCGAGCGCCAGTTCGAGTCCAGCCCGATGCGTCAGGTGGTCAACATCGAGACCATCTCCAGCACTTCCCTGGAGATCCTCGAGGACCCGAACGAGTTCAGCGCGGCCCGTACCAGTGAGACCGGCACCAACGGCGCCTCTGGCACCGCGCAGCTCGGCAAGCGTGAGATCGTCGCGCACATCATGGAGGCTCGCCCGCGCGCCACCCAGACCCTCATCGATGACAGCTCCATCGACATCGAGGCGTGGATCGCCCGCAAGGTTGCCAACAAGTTCGGCCGCATCGAGGCCAACGAGTTCATCCTCGGCGACGGCGTCGGCAAGGCCCGCGGCATCACCACCTACACCGCCGGCACCAGCTGGGGTCAGGTCGAGCAGATCAACTCCGGGGCGAATGGCTCAGCTACCTACGCGCAGCTGGCCACCATCGCCACCTCGCTGAAGGAGAACTACTACGCCAACGCGCAGTGGCTCCTGCACCGTACCCTGATCGGCAAGATCTTGGGCCTGTCCGGCAACGACACCCCGCTGTGGATCCCGTCCATCGCGGTCGGTCAGCCGTCCACCCTGCTGGGTTACCCGGTCCGCTTCGCGCAGGACTTCGCCACCCCGACCACGGCCTCCCTGTCCGGTGCCTTCGGTGACTTCCGCAGCGCCTACACCTGGGTCGACCGCCTGGGCGTACGCATCCAGCCCGACCCGTACACCGCCAAGCCCTACGTGGAGTTCTACACCACCAAGCGCAGCGGCGGGGCCGTCACCAACTACGACGCCGTGAAGATCATCAAGCTGTCAGCCTGATGACCGGTTGACCGGGGCGCTGCCCCGGTCTCCCCCGACCTGATTTAAGAGGATACCGCTATGTTTCACGATCTGCACAACAACACTCACGTCAAGCGCGTGATCTCACCGGTTGCCGTAGGCACCACTGGCACCGGCCTGACCGGCAAGGTCATTGACCGTCAGGGCTACGGTGGCGTGGAGTTCATCATCGCCTACGGCGCCGCGACCGCGACCGGCTACACCAACACCATCACCGTCCTGGAAGGCGACACCACCGGGGCCCTGACCTCCGTGGCTGACACGGACCTGCTCGGCACCGAGGTCCTGGCCAGCATGGCCGCCCAGGCCACCGCCCGCACCTCCGGCACTGGCATCAACGTGACCAAGTCCATCGGCTACAAGGGCAACAAGCGTTACGTGACCGTCAAGGAGGTCCCGACCGCGACCGCCGCCGCCATCATCGGCGTGGACGCCATGCTGCACCACCCGGAAGCCGCGCCGACTGACAACACCACCTTCGGCGACTAACCTTCAACCCTGACGGGCTTGCTGCTCATCCCAGCAAGTCGCCGGAACCGTAACCGGCGCCCCACTAACCCTTCTGGATGAGAGAAGCCACCAACATGTTAAATTCTGGAGAACGACAAATTTCCCCCACCCTCGATGGCATCCGCCGTGACCACGTTGCCCGCTATGAGTGGGCCGCTGAGCGATTGGCGCACATGCGCGTAGTAGATGCCGCGTGCGGTATTGGCTATGGCACTGAGCTACTGTCCGATCATGGCTGTAGCGCCATGGGCGTTGACCGTGATAAAGAGGCTATTTCCTACGCTGAGAAGCACTACAAAACGAGTGGGGCCGTGTTTTCGCAAGCGGATTTATCTGATGGCCTTGACCTGACGGGCTTCTATGCACCTGACTGGGACGCCGCCGTCTCCTTTGAGACCATCGAGCACATCGAGGACCCACGCCCGTTGCTCAAGTCCCTGCGTCAGGCCGCGCCGACCCTGCTAGCTAGCGTGCCGAACGAGGAGGTCTTCCCCTGGAAGAACTACGCCTTCCACTACCGCCACTACACCAAGGTCGAGTTCACTGAGCTCCTGCGCGAGTGCGGCTGGGAGCCGGTCGAGTGGTACGGCCAAACTGGCCCGGAGTCAGAGGTCGAGCCGAACGTGAACGGCCGCACCCTGATCGCCGTGTGCGAGCGCCGTGAGGCGGTGCAACCCGCCCCGGCCACCGGTCCGGGGCACGTAGCCATCGTGGGCCTTGGCCCGAGCATCTCGCAGTTCGTGGAGGTTACCAAGCGCCTCGGGGGCCGCAGCGCCTTCTGTGACGAGGTCTGGGGCATCAACGCCGTGGGCGACGTGCTGAGGTGTGACAAGGTCTTCCACATGGATGACATCCGCATCCAGGAGAGCCGCGCAGCGGCCCGTCCGCAGTCAAACATCGCCAACATGGTCCGGTGGTTGAAGGGCTACAACGGCGAGGTCATCACGAGCCGGGCTCACCCTGACTACCCATGCCTGACCGAGTTCCCACTAGAGCGAGCGATCAATGAGCTAGGGCACGCCTATTTCAACAACACGGCCGCGTACGCAGTGGCCTACGCCATCCTGAGCGGGGCGAAGAAGATCAGTCTGTTCGGCTGTGACTACACCTATCCCAACGCCCACGACGCCGAGAAGGGACGGGCCTGCGTCGAGTTCTGGCTGGGCTACGCCCGCGCCAAGGGCGTCAAGGTAGCCATGCCCAAGACCACGACGCTCATGGACGCCCTGCACACGGAGGACGAGCGCCTGTACGGCTACGACACCGTGCACGTCGAGGTCACCGGAACACCAGGTGACTTTACGGTCAGCTTAACTGAGCGGGCAGCCGTCGCCAGCGCCGAGGAGATCGAGGCGCGTTATGACCACTTTGCCCACCCTAACGCCCTGGTCTCAGGCCAGGAGGAGAGCCAGCATGAAGGTTAAAGCCCTGAACAAGGTCCCGGTCCTCATCGAGGGCGAGGTCGTCAACCTCGAGCCGGGACAGCAGTACGACGTGTCGGATGACATCGGTGAGGCCCTGCTCCGGGGCCTGGACGCCGTGCAGGTGGCCGAGGCCCCGGTCAAGGCGCCGGCGCCTGAGCAAGTGAAGCCGCAGAAGAAGAACGCCGGTAAGGCACCAGCTAACAAGAACGCCGGCAAGGCTCCAGAGGACAAGTAACCGATGCCCTCGCCACTTGACCTGCTGATGAAGCCTAGCCGCCCGGGGAGAGTGGCGGGACTGCAGCGCAGCTCCGACCCTGACAACTCGGTCTTCCTGACGACGGTAAAATCGCACCTGAAGATCACCACTACAGCCGAGGATACCTTGCTGCAGCTCTACATCGACGGGGCGGTGGAGTACATCGAGCTGGTCAGCCGCCGGTCCCTGCTTGACCAGGCGTGGACCCTGACCCTGGATGAGGTACCTGCCTGCGACCGCCTCGAGCTCTACATGGGTCCGGTGAAGGCGGTGACGACATTTACCACCTATGACCTCAGCAACAACGCGGACACGACCTTCGCGGACTATGTTGTCGACACGGCGGGCGATCGCCTCCTGCTCAATTCCGGGTACACCTGGCCGGTGAACCTGCGTCGCAGCGCGGCCGTCGTGATCGTGTACACCGCCGGACACGGAGCAACCCTGGCGAGCCTGCCGCCGGTCTTCATCCAGGCGGTGCTCATGCTGGTCGGCTACTTCCACGT